GTGAGGTTGGGTAATGAGGTTGAGTGGTGGGGTTAAGTGGGGAGATTGAGTGGTAGGTGGAGGTGGTGAGGTATAAGGTGGTGAGGGGAGGAGGGTGGCGAGGTGGTGGTTATAAACACAAGTGGCATATAATGTTAATGTGATAAGTTTGGGTGGTGTGAGAGTAGGTTGAGTGGTTTTGAGAGGGGTTTGAGAGAGGAGCAAGTGGGTAGGTAAGGGAGTTGGGGCTTGACTATAAATACGAGTGGCATATAATGTTAGTGTTATAAGGTTGTGGAGAGAGGGAGAGTGGAGGTGAGGGGATGAGGAGGTTGAGGTTGAGGGTTAAGGAGGTATTGAGGGAGCGTGGGTTGAGTATAGCGTGGTTGAGCAGGGAGTTAGGGGTGAGTTATATGAGTGTGTGGAATGTGGTAAACATGAGGAGGTTGCCGAGGTTATCAACGCTGATGAGAATTGCTGAGGTTTTGGGGGTTAGTGTTAAGGATTTGATTGATGAGTGGTAAAGTTGAATATGAAGGATTTTCCGAGGTTGTGTTTAATTGAGCTGATAAGAAAGGCAGTGAAAGAGGGGAAACTTTTTGAGCTGGTATTTACGGAAGAGGGTAAAAGGTTAAGGGAGCGTGTGTGTTCTGAGAAGGAGTTTAAGAAGATGGTCAGAAGAGCATTGAAGGAGGGGGAAAATGAAAGGGATTTGTGAGGAGTGCATATACTGCAAGGCGAGTATTGATAAATTTGGTGATGTTATTTTTTATTGTGAGCTGTTAAATGAGAAATGGAAGGAAGAAGAAGGAGAAAGAAACTGCAAGCAATTTGTGTCAAGACATAGAATAAGGTTTGATAAAGAAAAAAGGGGAGGCAAAGGATGATTTTGGGCATGAATAGGAAATGCGAAAAGTGTGCGTTTTATGTTTCAAAGGTTTTTGAAGAGGGAAAAATGTTTTATTGCAGTTGGTTATTTTATTTGATTCCTGGAAGGGACATTTATTGGGTTATGGATGAAGAAAATATGTATTGCAGATTTTATTTGCCAAAATTAGGGAAAGAGGAGAGGGAAAGATGAAAAAAATACCAGTGATAAAGACCACGAGTGAAGAGGTTTTTCTTGAAATTAACACTTTTGAGTGTGCTTTGGGAAGAGTAACTCCTGAGTTTTGCGAAAAAGTAAGGTCAAGAAAGCCTGTTGAAATTGGGCTTAGGGATAATCACAAAAGGTTTTTGAAAGACACAAGGCCAATTCCATGCATACTTTGTCAGGATTTTGAGGTTCTTGCAAAGCAGGTTTACAAAAAAAGGCAAGAATTTTTGAAGTATTTGAAAGGCTTGATTCAAAAAGAGATTCAGAAAAGGGATGTTGAGGAGAAAAAAACGGGTGAGAAGGCTAAAGACAAGCACAGACAATGCAAAAATTGTGGTGAAATTAAGCGAATTGTGGCTAAAGGGCTGTGCAAAGCATGTTATAACAGACAGTATGTAACAATGATTCAGTGTTCTGTATGCGGACAGATTAAGCCAGTTTATGTCAAAAGCTTGCAAATCTGTTCAGCATGTTATCGGAAATTAAAAAGAAGACAGAAAAAAAATGAAAAGAATTAGGGTTCTTGTGGCCTGTGAGTTTTCAGGAAGAGTGAGGGAAGCTTTTAGAAAAAGAGGATTTGATGCCTGGAGCTGTGATTTGCTTCCTGCTGAGGATAATTCTCCATATCACATTCAGGGAAATGTTCTTGAAATTCTGAATGAAGGCTGGACTCTTATGATAGCTCACCCTCCCTGCACTTATCTTTGCAATTCAGGAGTGAGATGGTTGCATGAAAGAAAAGATAGATGGCAAAAATTGGGAGAAGCCATTGAATTCTTTCTTGCCCTCTGGAACGCCCCAGTCCCTCACATTTGCATTGAAAATCCAATCCCTCATAAGTATGCTCTTGAGAAAATAGGAAAATACACTCAAATAATTCAGCCCTGGCAGTTTGGAGAACCCTATTCCAAAGCAACCTGTCTCTGGCTTAAAAATCTTCCCCCTCTAATTCCAACTCTAATCATCGCAAATAAATCAAAAATCCAGCACTTCGTAATTAAAGAACCTCCCTCTCCTGAACGCTGGAAAAATAGAAGCCGAACCTTCCACGGCATCGCCGAAGCCATGGCCTCTCAATGGGGCCCCTTCCTCTCAAAACTCTACCCCTAACCTCAAACTCATACCCTCCCCAACCGAACCATTTCTCCCTTTTATTAGAGATTATTACTCCTTAAATACATATCATATCTTTTTTGTTTTTTAAAATATCTTATATAAAAGCAAAAATCATGCCTGAAAAATCAAGTAAAGAGGTCAAGGATTCAGGCAAAAATCAGGCAAATTAAGGTCTGAGGGAGTTTTGAGAGGGATAGAAGCGGAAGTTCTGGTGCAAAGTTAAGCGATTAAAACGGAAAGTGTCACAGGGTTCCCCCGTCCCCCAAGTTAAGTTACTGCCTCTCTCTAAAAGGAACACCAAAAGGAACAGGAAAGGAACAAAAAAGGAACAAAAAAGGAACAGAAAAAGGAACAGAAAAAAATTAACAATAAATCAAAAAGTTGTAAAAAAGGAACACTGAAAGGAACAGTAAGGGAACAAAAAGGGAACAGAAAAGGAACAGAAAAAGGAACAGGCAAAATTTTGTGATAAATCAACAAGTTAGTTAATTAGTTAGAAGGTTAAGTGCTGAACCAGATAAGAACCAAATCTTGTGCGGGCTAATAAAAAGGAACAAAAAGGGGGATAAAAAGAGACACAAAAGGGGCAAAAAAGGGCCATTGAAAGGGGCAGAAAATTCAACGATAAGTCAATGAGTTATAAAAAAGGAACACTAAAAGGAACAGAAAAGGAACGGGTAAGGAACAGAAAAGGAACACTAAAAGGAACAAATAAAAATTAGCGATAAATTAGACAGATAAAAATCAAAGAAGAAATTTTAAAAGAGCCTCTTGACAAAATTAAAAACTGAGTTATATTTATCTTAAAAAACGAAAGGAGGTGTAGGAGATGAGGAGGATTTTTGTTTATGAGGTGGATATTAACAAATTGCAAGAGTTAATCAAGAAAAAAATGTATTCTGTTGACGAGCTATCAAGGTTAGCGGGTGTTCATTATGTTACGATATACGGAATGATGAAAAAAGGTAGGGCACGGGGGGATACGATTAGGAAAATTGCGAAAGTGTTAGAAGTGGAACCAATGGAACTGGTAAAAGGGGGTGAGCAGTAATGGAGTTTCTTCCAGTAGCGGTTCAGCAGGGGGAGTATCTTTTAAGAGTTTATGCGGGGCCCTTAGTAAAGGGGCCTATTAGAAAGCCATGGGTTGAGCCAGGATATATGTATTTGGATGTGAGACTTGAGACAGAGCTTATGCAAGTAACGCTTACGGATTTTGAGCTGGAACTTGATTGGGAGAATGGTTTTTTGCGAATTGGAATTTATACAGGGCGAAAGAAACAAAACAACTATTTTGACTTGAAAGATTACAGGGCGAAAGAAAGAATAAAAACTCTTTTAGGAATAACTCAGGAAAATTTTGAACCCGTATTCCTCTTTAAGGAGCTTTACGAAGAGCTTCTGATTTACTTCAAAAAACAAAACCGAACAGAAAGTCTTTATCTTTATCAGCCTTTCATTTTAAAGGGGGCTCCCGTTGTTTTGGTTTCCCCAATGGGCATGGGTAAGACTCTTTTTTCTCTTTGGTTGTCTTTAAGAATAGCAAATGGACTTCCCATGATTCAGTGGGAAAGTCCACAGATTTTCAATGTTTACACTGAAGAGGTTTTTTATTACGAACCAGAGCCCAAAAAGGTGCTTTATTTATGTTTTGAGGGAAATGAACAAGAAATTTTTGAAAAGAAACAGCAGATAATGAAAGGATTGGAAGACGATTTTAAAGCTGTAGGGAAAGAAACTAAAAATGACATAAGCATTCAGTTTCTTGAGCCATTGTCTCAGAGCGTGGCAAGAAAAGAGATGAGGAGATTTCTTTCTTATGTGAAGCCCGACTTGGTGGTTATTGATAGTGTAACCTCAGCTTTATTAGGCTTTCCAGAACTTAAACAGGCTGAATTTATTTTCAACTACATAGCAACTAATTTAACTCCAAGAGGAATAGCCACACTTCTTATCATGCATCCTTCAAAAGATGACCTGAGGGAAGATAGAATGCTTCCTAAGGGGTCCATCCTTTATCTTTCTCATCCCAGAATAGTTTGGGGCTTAACAAGAACTTTTGAAATAGCAAATGGATTTCAGCTTGAACTCAAACCAATTAAAGAAAATCTTGGGCTAAAAAGAACTTTTTTTAGATTTAACACGCTTTTTCATGTAGATAAGATAGAAATCAAGTATGTTGAAAAGGTGGAAAAGTCTTCGGAGGAAATGAAGGTAAGCGAACTCTGTTACGAATACCTTTTGCAAAAAGAAGTTGCAACCCCAGAAGAAATTGCGAAGTATTATCAGATTAATTACGATGTCGTAAAAATAACTCTGTCCAGAATGGCTGAAAGAGGAGAAATAGTGAAAATTTCCAGAGGAAAATATGCCCTTTCAAAGGAAGTAGCTGAGAAAGAGAAAAAGATAGACGAGTTTTCTGATGATAAGATTCCATTTTAAGGAGGGAACCATGAAAGAAATACTCAAATTTTTGCTTTTTATTGTGGTTCTTGTGTGTCTGGCCATAGATTTAGCCTTCGTGTTTGCCAAGTTTATAACTCTTTTTGATTAGCAAAAAACTAAAAAAAGGAGGGGAAAGATGGAGAGAGTAGAGAAGGCATTGAGAAAGCAGGAAGGGAAAACTCTGGAAGAGAGGAGGGGAGAACTTTTAGAACTCAAGGAGAAGGTTAAAAAGATTAAGTTTCTTTTCCCAGAGCTTGAGGGAGTGCCTGAAGAGGAGATTCTTAAAGCCGTTGCTCTTGCCAAGTATTACAACCTTGACCCTCTGAAAAAGCAGGTCTACTTTGTGCCCTTCAGAATGTTTGACACTTTAGGAGACAAAAAGGTTCTCAGAAAGGTCACGGTCCAGCTGGTGGTGAGTTATTTGGAGTATGTAAAAAGAGCAGAACGCTCTGGAAAGTTAAATGGATGGAATATTAAGATTGAAGACCTTGGAAATGACATGATAGCACGGGTCACTATCTGGAGAAAAGACTGGGAGAAAGAATTTGTGTGGGAGGTCTATTTAAGCGAAGTCAAAAAAGACACGAGGTCTTGGAGGGAAATGCCCAAGTTCATGCTTAAAAAGGTGGCAATTGCTCAAGCCTTCCGAATTGCCTTTCCTGAAGAAACTCAAGAACTTCCTTACGAAGAGGCCGAAATTATTACAGAACCTGAAGTGATAGAGGTTGAAGTAAAGAAAGAGTCAGAAAAGATTGAGGCAGTAAAACCAGAAAATGCAATAAAACCAGAAAATAATATGCAGAAGGAGGTAGGCCATGACATGGAAGGACTTGCTGAAATTATTGAAGGAGACGCAAAGTTTAATAACCTGTTTTCAACTAAAGAGAAATAGCAGTGGTTTGCCAGCTGAATATTTGGTGTTGTATGACAGAGACAAAAACCTGTTGACAATTTTTAAGGTTTATGAAGTGACAGCTTATCAGAGAAACTTAGAAGACGCTCTTACCGAGCAAGAAATTTTTGAGCTTTTTACCATGGGCATTCTGGATGAGTCTGTGGCTAATAAATTTTTGCACGCACTTTATAACCAGAATAAGCTCAAAATCTTTTCAGAATCATCAGAAAGAGGGGTGAGCTTGATGAAGGTTGGAGATTTCTTTTATGTTTTTTATCCCAGTGGTGAATTTTTGGGGGTTATCCCTATGATGACACAAAATAACAAGGAGGAGGGAGGCCATGACGATAAAGTTCAAGAAGCCCAGTAAGCAAAACATTTTAAAAGACCTTCTTGAAGTTTTTGAAGGAGAACTGGAAGAATTGAACGCTATGAAAAGAGAGGTTGAGAAAATACAAGAAGAGTTAAACAAATTGAACGAAAACTTAAAAAGATTGGCACTCAGACTCAATGTCTATATGAGCAGACTTGACCTTTATTATCAAATTTTGGCTAAATACAGCCCTGAAAAAGAGGAAAAGGAGGAAAATCATGAGGCCTAACAATTTGAATTTCGCAAGTCAAAAATTTTGGGAAGAAATTAGAGATGAATTAAAGAAGTTGCAGGAAGCAGTGAATGACCTTGCTGAAAGGTTGAAAAGGATTGAGGAAGAGTTTAAGCGAGATTTGATAGAAGAGATGAGGGAAAAGATTGAGTTTTTGGAAGAGAATCTCAGATGGGTGCACAGAGAGTTTGATATTTTTCGTTGGGGGCTTGAAGAACAATTGAACTTTGACTACACGAAAGCACTTGAAACTTGGTATGAAAAGGAAACAGAAGAGGATGAAGAAAAAAATAAAGAAGAGTAGAAAAACGGGAGGAGTAAGATGCAAGTAAAAAGCATTAAGCCCATAACCGAAACTTTTGATGAGTTAATACCCAGTCCTATCTGGGAGCTTTATATCAAAGAAATCAAACCTCTCCCAGACCCTTACATAAGAGTAACTGAACTTATTTCCTCTCCTCTTAGAAGAAGACTCATCAGAGAAAATTTGGAAAATATCAGACGAAGGCTTAATACGATTCACTATCAGATTTTAGGAACAATTATTCATTCCCTTTTTGAACTGAAAGAGTTTCAAGAAATTCTCCAGGATATGAGATTTTACTATCAGGTAGGGGATGAGGGGAAGGTTCTTGAGCTTGCCAAAAGATTAGTCAATCTCAAAACCAGAAAACAAATGACCTTTCCTTTTGAAGATTTTATAATTCTTGGAGAATTTGACCTGCTGGAAGATGACATTATTTACGATTTCAAGGTAACTTCTGAGTTTGTGGTTTTGAACCAGAAGTTTGACCGCTACGAAAAGCAGTTGCAGGTATATCGCTACATGTATGAGAAAACTACAGGAGAGAAAGTGAGGGCTCTAAAAAATGTGTTCTTTTTGAGAGATTTTTCAGTAACGAGGTCAAAGTTTGATTCTCCTTTAGTGGTGGTTGAATACGAAATTTGGGATGACGAAAAAGTAGAAAGCTATATTAGAGAAAGGTTGCAGTTACACAAAGACGGAAATTTTTGTTCTGATGAAGACATGCTTTTAATAGTAAAATACAAGGTGGGGAATAAATATTTTTCCAGCGAAGAGAAAGCTGTAGATTATGCATTAAAAAAGCGTGCTAAAGTGGAAAAAGAATTCATGCCTCTTGGTTGTATGCATTTTTGTGAAGTTTCAGATTTTTGCCCTCAGTGGCAAGCTTTAAAAGAATTAATGCAGGAGAAAAATTAATGCATTACAAAAAAGGCCGAAGATACGAATACTATTGGAAAAACAAGCTTGAAAAACAGGGATACATAATTTTGCGAACAGCTGGGTCTCACGGCTTTGCCGATTTAATCGCTATCTCTCCTGAAAAAGAGGAAGTGCTCTTCATTCAAATCAAAACTTTCAGAAAGAATATTACCCCTAAACAAATTCAGTCCCTTTTCAAAAAAGAAATCAAAAAAATTCCTTCTTGGATTGCGGGCAAAAACTGGTATGCTCTCATTGTGGGCCACAAAAAAAACAAAAAATTTCAATGGCAAATCTTAAAAAATCTGGATGATGTTCATTCTTCCTGAAAAATCCTGAGAAAATTTTTTTTCTTTTTATTTTTATTGTTTAAGCTTTGTTTTTTCAATTTTTCTTTAATTTGTTTTTCTTGATAAATTGTGAAGAGCAGTTATTTTGTAGGGTAAAAAAACAAAAAGGGGGTGGGTAGAATGGCCAGAAAGAGAAAACCTGGAAGACCCAAGAAGAGGACCACTAAGAGGACTTCCCGCAGAAAGAGGTAGGTCTAATTAAAAAAAGGGGTAGGAGCATTCTTGTTCCTACCCCTTTTGTTGATTTTTTGGAAAGGAGAGGGAGAGAATATGGCAAGGAGAAAGAGGCTTTCCAGAAAAAAATTAGAGGCAATAATGAGAAACTTGAGAAAAGCTTGGGCGGCACGCAGGGCTAAAAGAACTTCCAAAAGAAAAAGAATAGTATAGAAGAATAGAGGACGAAAATATTCAGTAGGAGGCTATTATGCCTATCAGATTGCCTTACAATTTAGCGACACTTGATTTATCAAGTTATCCTCAAGATGCACAAGGAAATAGATTGGTTCCAATATCAATTCTTCAACAAATTTTAAATACTCTTGCAAGTGCAATAAATGTAAGTGAAAGTCCACCAAGTAATCCTCAAGATGGAACTCTTTGGATAAACACAAGCGATGGAAAATGGTATATTTGGTATAACAATCAATGGAATGTATGTCCTTTCGCAATCAATGCAACTAATGCTACAAATGCCACTAATGCTGATAATGCTAATAATGCTGATAAAGTGGACGGGTTTCACGCAAGTCAAACTCCAGGGCCAAATTTAATTCCTGTTGCTGATAGTTCGGGAAAAATTGCAGGAGATTGGTATGTTGCAGGGCAGAGTTTAGCAAAGAATGGATATATGAAGTTATCTAATAGATTAATAATTCAGTGGGGGGCAATTTCTTTAACAGTAGGGACAGATGCTTCTATTACTTTTCCTATCAGCTTTCCAAATTCTGTGTTTATGATAGTAATATCTGATAGCATTAATGATGCTGACTTTGTTTCAAGAGTTAAAAATTTAACAAATTCTGGTTTTATTTTTCATTGGGACGCTATTTATTCAGCAAATGGAAATGGGACAAGTACTACTGGATATTGGATAGCAATAGGCTATTAAGGAGGAATTATGGGACAAAAATATGCAGTATTTAATGAATTAGGTTTACCTCAAGCTTTTTACGATGATGAAATTCATACAAAAGAACAAATACCTCAAAATGCTATTCTAATTACAGAAGAACAGTGGATGGAATTCATTCAGAACCAAGGGCGTAGAAAATGGAATTTTGAAACTAAACAGGTTGAACCTTTTAATCCTGAAGATTTAATTAGTTTAGATGAGAAAAAACAACAGATGTTAAATGTTCTTAATGGAGTATTTGTTTCGCTAATAAGCCAGACTGATTATGTTTTGATTAAACTTCAGGAGGCAAGAGAGCTTGGGTTAGATATTGTATCACTACTTCAAAAATATCAAACTAAACTTCAATGGAGACAGGCTTTAAGAAGGTGGAAAAACGAAAAGGAACAGGCAATTATGAATGCACAGAATAAAGAGGAATTGGAAAACATAGACTTGGAAGATTATCCCAGATTAGAGAAATAAATTATGCAACTTTATAATGTTTTTACAGGAACAGCAAGTGCTACAGAAATAAGTTTTGATATACCTCTTTTGTTTTCTAAGCAATTTCCATATTCACTTGACATCTTTAATTTAGGCAACTATGATTTAATCGTAACCCTTATAGACAATACTGGAGAAATGCAGGATGCATTTATAGTGCCTAAGTTAACTTTTAAAGCTTATGACAATGATAAAATAGCCGAACAGAGAATAGGAATACAAACTATAAAAGTTAAGTGTGCAGATGTAAATAATACTACAGAATTTCAAATAGTAATATGGTATAGGAGGTAGAAGATGAAGATATATCAGGTATTTTCAGGGGTAGCTTCAAGCACAGCACAAACATTTACATTGCCAGACCCGTATTATAAAGCACCACCTTATGCAATTGACATTTTCAATTTTGGTTCAGCAAGGATAAAAATTGCATTTGTAAATAAAGATAATGAACAACAGGATTGGATAATTATTCCTGGGAATTTCTTCTATTATATTGACCCTTCTAAATTGATGTATGATTTGATAACACAGATAAAGGTTGTAATAGAGGATACAACTCAAACTTCACCATTTCAAATTATAGTTTGGTATAGGAGGTAAGAGGTATGAATAGAGGAGGAAGTATTCCAATTTCAAGTCAATTAACTAATGCTGACACAGTAAATGGCTTTCACGCAAGTCAAACTCCAGGACCAAATTTAATTCCAGTTGCTGATAGTTCGGGAATTCTTTCACCAAGTTGGCTTCCTAATGGAATTAGAGAGTTTGAAAATCCTATTGATTTGACAGACGCAACATCTGATTATTTCTTGCAAGTTGGAGAAGTAGCAAAAATAAGTTTTTCTAACGCAACTTTAGTTCCTTTACACATAGCAACACAAGATGGGACTTATTATGAATTGCATTTAATTCCTTCTAATACTGGAGGAACGAGCGGAGCAACTGGAAATGTAATTTATTTAAACCCTAATAATACTACTTATTCAAATGCTTTTGTTTATATACAAAGTTTTGTGAACGCTACTGGTTATACTGGAACAAGTTTTACTTACAATGCTTTTAGAATTGGTTATGCTTGGTCTTCCGTTGTCGTTTACATCACTAATAGAACCATCTACAAAAATGTAAAGGGAATAGTTGATGTCTATGGCCTTTCAGACGAGTATCCTGGTCTAAGAGTTTTTACGACGGATTGGCGTGATACAACAACACCTTGGACTTCACTTGGAACTGTAGTTTTTCCGCAACTAAGCTCGGGAATAATTCTCGTAAGGAGGTTAATGTAATGCTTTATGCATGGATTAATGAAAATGGAATACTTTGCACAACTTACGATTTAGCTTATGTTCCTGAAGGAGTTAGATATGTAGAATTTCCTGATTTAGATATTTTGGACGCAGACAAATTAAAAATTGAAAATGGTCAAATTATCAAAAAAAACCGATGAAGAGATTTTGAATGAATTAAAAAGAGCAAAATTGCAGGAATTAGATAGAATATTTGCGTCTCAAATAGCACCGACTGATTATGTGATAACAAAAATTCAAGAAGCACAAATTACAGGACAAGATTTGTCTTCTCTACTTCAGAAATATCAAACCAAATTGCAATGGAGACAGACTTTAAGAAAATGGAAGGATGCAAAAGAACAGGCAATTATGAATGCACAGAATAAAGAGGAGTTAGCAAATATAGACTTGGAAGACTTCCCAAGGTTAGAGGAATGAACTGGAAAGCAAAGCTTTTGCAGATTTGGAATAGCAGGATTAATCCTTTTGGTAATTATGACGACCCAATACCGCCTAAATGGTGTTTTGAGAAGTATGGTAAATTTGCTTGGTTTTATTGGTTTTTTGTGCGTAATCCATTGCATAATTTCAGTTTTTACTGGATTGGAACGGCAGATAAACCAGCAGAATGGAGAGTGTGGCATAGTAAAAGAAAATGGAATTTAATATTGCCATTTTTCAGTTATAGAGGAAAATGGATTGAGTTTTATATTGGAGCAAGACCAAGAGACAATGGTGGTCAAGCGTGGGGAATTGCTTTTAGGATAAGAAAAGAAAATGAGTAAAAGCAAAGTAATTTTATATATTGCAATAGGAATATTAGCAGTTTTATTATTGAGTTTTCTCTTTGGAACTTTTAAAGCAAAGTATGAAGTGAGCAGAATAAGGCAAGAGTTATTAAAACAAATGCAAGAAGAAAGGATAAGGTATGAAAAACAATTGCAGGAATATCAATCTCAGATTGAGGATTTGCAAAGACAATTGGTTTTAAGTGAAAGAAGGGTGCAGGGGTATAGAAAGCAATATCAGGTTTTAGAAAGGAAAAAACAGGAGATAAAAAAGCCAGAAACGGAAAAAGAGTTGTATGAAAAATTTGAAAAGTTGGGATATAGTCCAAGTAGATAGTAAGTGTATTAAGCTTTTTGAAGAAAGATGGGAAAGGTTGAATGATTATCAGAAGTATGTTTTGCTTAAATTTTTCAGACAAATGAAGGAAAGTGGAGTAGATTACAAGGTTGAGTGTTGGGAGAATAGTGAGGCAATGTTTGTAGTGGTGAAAGGGGATGAATATGATGCTCATTATTGGAATATGATTTTGAGAAGACTTGATGAGGAGAGACAATTATGGTGGGTAGGAGTTATTTGGGAATAGTATTGGCAACAGTATTTATGTTGGTGCATAGTGTATATGCAGGAGAGATATGTTTTGATTATGAAACTGCAGGAAGAATGGTAGTAGAATTAGAACGATGCAGGATTACTTTTCAGCAGTTAGATTTGCTTCAGAAGGAAAATGAGGAGTTAAGAAAGCAAATAGAGTTATTAAAGCAAATAGTAGAGTTGCAGAAAGAACAAGTCAAAATTTCTCAGCAGACAGTAGAGAATATTCAGAAAATTTGTGAAGTAAAGACAAAAGAGATGGAAAAAGCTTGCAAGCCAAGTTTTTGGGCTAATTTGAAAGATAGAATTTTATTTAGTTTAGCAGGGATATTATTGGGAGTAATAATAACGCATTAGAAAGAAAAAGGAGGGACAAACTATGCAGAGAATTTTAACATTTTTGAAACAATTTAATTTGCAGTTGATTATTGTATTTGGGATAGGATTTTTATTGGTTACAGGAACAATTTTTAACTTATTGCCTCCAATTCAAATTATTTGTAAGAAGACATTTTTAGTGGCCTGGTGGTATTTATTAACATACCTTTTTAGAATACTCAGAATTGGAACAATAAATTGGGAGACCTTTGATGGCAATGATTGGGATAAGAAAATTTATTACTTTGTTATGCTTATTTGTAGTGCTCTTATTTTCGCCCTTGGCTAATTTTGCTTTTGATGAGTGTCAAAAATATAGCCTTTTTGTTAAGCGGGCAAGTGAATGGTATTTTGGCTTTGATTATCCATATTGGTTTAGTGTAGGGCAATTAAAAGTGGAAAGTAATTGCATTTGGACGATAAGCAGGGATGGGTGGGGAAGTATCGGTCCCGCTCAGATTACTCCACGGTTTTGGGATGCGGAATTAAGTATGGTTCATAAAGCATGGAAGGAAAACCTTGGTGATTATTTTATGGCTCAAGCATATATCCTTGCCAAAAACCATAAAATCAATCCATGTAAAAAACTTTACATTACCTATCAGTGCTATAACAGAACCTGTAAAAAGGTAATAAGTGAAAATTATCCTGAATGTAAGTGGGAAGTTGGATTAAAAAGGTGTAGCGGAAAAGATGTATGTGTGTGGAGAAGAGAAGGTAAATGCTTGCAGTGGCGGAATGAATGCGATATAAACTATTCTTATGGCCACAAAGTCTGGAAAAATGGGATAAAATACCAAGAATGGGTTACAAAAACCTGGCAATACTGGTAGGGGAGAATTTATGAATGAACAAGCTTTTATTATTTTTTACATCACAACTTTAATGGGAATAGTGATGTGGTTTATCAAGTTTTATGTTGACAGGGTTATTAAGGGAAGCAATTTTGAGACGGAGCGTATTACGAGAAAAGAGGCCTATACTATGCTTGAAAAAGTGGTTGCAGAAACCAATCAGAAAATAGACGAACTTTATGACAAAATCCAAAATTTGGAAAAAGAAATAGTGAATATTAAGTTAGTGCTTACGAAGATTGAGACCTGTCTTGAAAGAAATGGGAAACTTGGCATTAAATAAGTTTGAAGAAAAAGAGCAGAATTACAGGTTTAAAGTAGGTAATGACGATATTGAAATATCCTGTGAGAAAGGAAGATATGAGGTTAAAATTTCAACCTTCACAAAACAGAAAATTTTAGACCTTTTAAAATATGTGATTTTTGAGCTTTATGAATCTGAACCTCTGTTTATTGAAATAAAGAAGTAAAAATGGCAAGAGTAAAAAAGGGAGAAAAATACAGATATGCTACAGGACGATACATTAGGGAAAAGCTTGGCGATAAAAGAGGTTGTATTGCTTACAGATATGTTAGGGTTCCAGGGAGGCCAGACAGATTGGTTTTGGTGTGTATTACGAGAAAAAGAGGTCCAAGAGGAGGAAGAACGAAAGCCATTGCTCTACTTAGGAGAATAGGGTCTCCTAAAGCAAGAAGCACACGGGGAGTTAAAGTAAAAAGAATGAAAAGGAGAAAAAGGAGGTAACAATGCAGTGTCTTTTATGTGGTGAAAGTATAGGAGGTCTTAACTTTGTAGTGATAAAGGTTTTTAAAAATGCCAATGCTCTTGAAAAAATCTTTTTTTGTCATAAAACATGTTTGGAAGAGCTGATAAAAGATGCAATAGAAGTATTGGAGGCAATTGAAATGGAGAGTGAAGAGAATGGCAAAGAAGAAGGATAAACGCTGGATTCAGAAAGCTATAAAGAGACCAGGAAGAATGAGGGAGTGGTGTCGCAGGAGAGGGTATTCTGGAGTTACAGAGGCTTGTATTAGGGAAGCTGAGAGGCAGGGTGGAAGCATAGCAAGAGCCGCAAGATTAGCCCGAACCTTAAAAAGACTTGCCAAAAGAAGGAGGAGGAAGTCATGATAATCATAGACGGAGCAAAAGCAAAAAAATATAAAAAGCTTGATGCTTTTTTAGAAAGGGTATATCAGAGCTATCAAGCTGAAAAAGAAGCAATTAAGGAATTACAGGAAAGAAAACAAAAGAGATTAGACATGGTTCTGTCTAATATTAACATCCCAGCGGAGACCAAGGAAAAATATGTTCAGGCAGTGACTTCTTCAGTGCAAGTAGTGCCTATTAGTAAGGGGGCTGATAAGGCCATAAAAATAATTTCAGGAGGAAGCCAAGCTTACGAAATGCAGAACTGGATTAAAAATGTTAAGATTGAGACCATGCACATAAAGATAGCAGACGAAAGGCTCAAGAAAGCTATAAGGGGAGAAATAGATGTTACCAAATAAAAAAAGCAGCTTCACATTCCCTGAAGAGCAAATTTTTGATTTATCCAAAAAAGTTTTTCTTGGAGCGGAAAGGAGAAGGCCAAAGTTTGAAAGCTATTTGAAGTATTACTACGAAGGAACTGACCAGTTTGAGGGGATTAAGCTTAAGAGGCTTTTTGGTGAAATCAATACAATTCTGTCTTTAATTTTTACTCCTGAGAGCTTGCTCCTTGAGCCAGTATGTCACGAAAGATTGAATGATGTTCAATACGATTTACTTCTGGCACTAACCAAGGAAGTATATGACAATTTTGTGACCTATAACAGGCTTGACCTTGAAATTGAAGAGGCAATTTTACACGCTTTGATTTTTGGTTATACTCCAATTAAGGTCTACTGGAAAGGTCAAGGGGTCTTATACAAAGAGATTAATCCAGTCAATTTTGGAGTGCTCTACGAAAGCTTAGATTTAGACGACAGACAGCAAGTGATAGGGCACAGGACTTTTATGACGAAGCAAAAAGTCCGATACCTCTATGGAATAGACCCTGACAAGATAGTTAGTGTTAAAGCTGAAGGTTTGCAAAGAAGCAGGCTTACAGAGTTAATAAATATTGCAAAAGATAGGGCTGTTGCTCAGACCCAGATGACAGAGACAGATTCGTCGGTTTTGTATAAAGCGGTTGACGCTGAGGAAATGGTTGAGGTGGTTGAGCTTTACATGAACGAAATGTATGAAACAGGACTGGATATATGGCACAGATATGTAATTTTGCCTCAGGCCAATTTAATAGTGAAGAAGGAGAAACTCACAGGGTTAAGACATCCCTTTTTCCTGATGGTGCTGTATCCTGCTTATGGGTCTTGCCTTGGTGTATCTCTTATAGAGATGATTAAAGAAATTCAAGACAAAAGAATAGAGAGTCTGAAAAAGATAGATGAAATTACTGAACTCAGAGCGTATCCTCCTCTTATAGTGAGAGGGGCGGCAGTGAGCCCCGACCAGCTGCGTGAAGACATTGGTTCTCTGTATTCTCCTAAAAGTTTTCTTCTTATACAAGACCCGCAGGCTCAGTATGAACCTTATCCTCCTCAGACTGGCCTTGCTGAACTTTATGACCAATTAGAGTATTGGAACAACCAGCTAAAATTTGTTTCAGGGTTATACGAAATAATTTTGGGGGAGGGGTCAAGAGTTAGAGCCGCAAGAGGACTTGAGATTCTGGCCACTTTTGCAAGTTCAATTTTCAGAAAAATAGCTCACAGGGTTGAAACTATTCTGGAAGACATTTTTACTTATACGGCGATTCTTTATCAGATTAATTCAGACAAGGTAGTGGAAATTAATGGGAAGGTTTACAGATATGCTGACTTCCCGTATGAATACAGAATCAGGATTAAGTCTCACACTTCAAGCCCGATTGACATTTCTCAAATAAGGGAGATTTTCGCAACCATGTATAAAATGGGAGACATACCTGCTGACATACTTTTTGACCTCTTTAATCTGCCTTACAAGAAAGAATATGAAAAATTCAAAAACATGAAAACGGTAGCAATGGCAATGGCAAAAGCAAAGGAGGAAGAAAAGTAACCTCTTGATTCTTTGAGAAATTTATTTACAATTAGAAAGGAGGGGAGAAAATGAATTTAGAAAATGTGTTGAAAGGTAGGCTTGCTCCAGAAGAAGTAGGAGCTATCACAGATTTGAAACAGGCTGGAATGCCTGTATCTGGACTTGAAAGGATAGCTTCTGTGATTTGTGCTATGGCCTCAAAACTTTTAGAGTTGGTTCTTCCTCTGTATGGGGCGGATTCCGAAGAAGGAAAGAGATTAATGCGTGCAATCAGGACTCTTTCTCCATTGACAAAGGGGGTTAGGGCTGAAGATATAGCGGCGGTTTTAAAAGTGGTGGAAACTGTTATAACGGGAGGCACATTGCCTCCTGAACAGATGGCACTTGTTAGGGGATTGGCAATGAGGAGTCCTTTTGTTACTGAGACAGGGACTATACCAGATATGATGCTCGGGCTTATGCCAAATGTTGGTGCAGGAACAGGGGCTGAAACTGGAACTGAAGAAGGAGAAGCAGGGTTAGAAGAGGTTTTGGCAAAATAAAATATAAAAAGGGGGGATAAAAATGGCTCAGAAAAAGAAAGTTTTGGCTGGAGATTTAGAAATCCCCAAGCCCGTTAAGAAACAAATGAGTCCTGACCTTGATTTTTCTCAACAGGTTCAGACTGATTTTACTACTCTGAATGCTCTGGAAAAAGCTAATTTAAGTGGCATTAAGTCTTTGAGAGATGAAATTGAAACTTTAAAGATTAAAAAGTGAAAATAGGAAATAAAGGAGGGCAGGCATGCTCAGCCCAGAGGAAAAAGAGTTAATTAAGGAGTCTTATCCTGAGCTTTACGAAAAGATTGAATTTCTTGAAAAGGCGGCTCTTGAGGGAACTCAATTGAAAACTGAGCTTATGGAAAAAATTGGTAAAATTTGGAGCAATCCAGAAGTAAAAGAGGAATTTTTAAAAGTCATTAAAAAGGCTGGTATTGAAGACATTCCTGTTGAATCTACTCCATTAGACCACTTGTATAAGAAGATTGACAAAACTGAAGAGGAACTGAAAAGGTTAAAGAGGTTGCAGGAGGAAAGAGAGAGAGTTATGAGGGCTTTAGAGGAGTATGGAATTACTGAAGATGAGTATGAAGACTTGATTAGGTTTCAGAAAGAGTATGGAATCAGGGACAATGTAAAGGCCATAGAGCTTTATGCCAAAATAAAGAGAATGAGAGGATATGAAGAAATTGAGCCTGTAAGAAAAATTTCCATAACTCCTCCTTCTGAATACACGATTGAAGAGGCTTATAAAAGAACCATAGAAGAGCTTAGAAAAGCAAAACTAATTTAAAAGGGGGTTGATAAAAGATGCCAGTAACAATTCCAGTTACAGGAACAGGTTATTATCCAACAGATGCTCAGGGAGCACAAAATTACTTTGCAATTGTTCACAGAAACTTTAACCCTTTCTTAATAGAGCAAGCTTTCAGGAAAAAGCCTGTGTTTCTTTCTTTGGTGTTAAGAGACCTTGCAAAGCCAAGGGAAGGAGGTTTTAACCCAATCGTTCAGCCTGTGTATTTTGAAAGTTGGGGAGCTAATATAAACAAGCTTTCTTGGACTGCTGAGTTTAGTCCTTCTCCAGTGAGAAATCCTGTAACCGTGGCTCAATGGAACATGGCTGGATATGTTGTGGCTATTGATACTCTTATTACCGAATGGAGCATGATGCAGGGAGCAGGGAAGCCCCTTGCGGTAATAGACACGATTAAGGCAAGATTTACTGATTTTTACATGGAGCTGATTGATACGATTGATACAAAAATTTTGACTGGGGCTACTGCTCCTGACGAAATGAATGGTCTTGCTGATGCAATTGATGACGGAACTTCGGTTGCGGTTTATGGAGGATTATCACGAGCTGAATTTCCAAACTGGGCGGCTCCCAAGTATGATGCTTCAGCTTGGGGCACAATGGATGCTTGGAAATACATTTCTTATGCACTTTACAAATACAGAGCAAATGTTCCTGGGGATGTCCCAAATGTGATTTTAGTTCCCTATGGAGTGTTTTATAAGCTTGTGACATCTCTTACCAACATTGAAAGAATTGTTACTTCTACCCCAGAAGAGGTTGACCTTACAAGAGGAGTAGGAATTCAAGCCTTAAATATTGAAGGAATTCATGTAATACCTTTACAGAAATTGACAGGGAATACTGCTTATTTTGTAAACTTCAAAAATTGGGAGTTTGCTGTAAATCCAGACATGTTCTTTGCTCTTACTGAGACCACCTCTCTTATTCCTGTTGGAACTATAGGTTGGAGAACGGCGATTCTTTTTGCTGGGAATTTTGTATGCTACAGACCAAGGTATAACTTTAAGGTTGTGAACTTACCAGCTGAAGCCTTTTAGCCTTTTAATTAAAAGGAGGAGTAACTTATGCCTTTGTGGGTTTATAATCCCTTTGATAGAGATTTTGTGTTGCTTTGGGGAGGGCAGGAATACTTACTTGAGAGTGATGACTATGCTTTATTGCCAGATGAGGTAGTTAAGGCATATTTTCCAAAACTTGAGGATTTGGCTGGGTTTTTGCCTGCCCAGCCAGAGCGTGCCAAACTTGCTTTGAGGGGGTTTCTTGAAATTTATCTTTCAAGATGGGGGAGTCAGATTGACCCTTATTACAGACTGACGGGGAATCTTGAAGAGGACATAGAGAAATTTTTTGATTTTATAGAGAAGTTTCAAATTGGGAATGAGAGGCCTCCCAAAAGGAGGAGACAGAAAGAGGGAAACAATGAATAGCAATGGCTTCCTATGCTGATTATGTAGCTGCAATTAAGAAATATGTCCCAGTTAGCGAAAGTTTTTCAGATGATTATTTTCAGCTTGCAATTAATCAGGCAAGAAGAGAAGTAGTTTCTTTTTTTGACCCCAAGATTGTCATTGTTTCTTTTCCAATTAATTCTCAGGAAGTAGATATAACTCAAAAAACGGGATATTCTCTTGACCAGATTTTGAAGGTTATGAGCGTGGTTATTAAGCAAGAAAATTTCAGGTATGAAATTCCCAGAGGATTTAAAGAGAGTATTCCTTATGAGGGGTATTCTGGCTATCCCATGTTTTATTACCTGATAGGAAACAAAATGGGGTTTTATCCTGACCCTACTGGATTGAACTTGCAAACTGAAGTTAAGCTGAGTCTGGCTCTTAACCTCTTAAGAGCGGGACAAAACGATGAATTGCCAGATATTTATTTTCCTTTAGTGGTTTATCTTGCGTGTTCTCATATAGCTAACATGACTGGTAATGCCAATTTAAGTTTATATTTCAGGGAGTTATACGAAGCAAGAAAGACACAGATTTATAGGGTAGCTTTATAAAGAATAAAGAATGACATGGCGAGGAGAAGGCAGGCACAAGGGAACCAGAGAAGCTATCAGAGAGAGGACATTTATAGGAATTTTATTTTTTCTATTCCCAGGATTACTGGGATTAATCAGACTCTTGCTCCCAATCTTATTGCAGATGATGAGTTTCAAGAAATTTGGAATTTTTTGCCTACGGCTAAAGGGTCTGTAAGAAAAATAAGAGCTCCTAAGCTTTTAGTTTCTACATCGGCCATTCCTATTAAAATCATTACTCATCCTTTAAATGGACAATATCAGGGGTTGGTAGCATTCAATGATGGAAGTGTGGCAAAATGGGACGGAGCTACTTTAACCCAAATAGCAAATGCAGGAACATTATCCACAAATCCAGCTTTATTTGATTGGTGTGTCTGGCAAAATCAGAAAATTTACATTGTGGACTACAATACGGGATATTTCAAATGGGATGGGTCAAGGTTTTCTCAGGTTTCAGCAAATATAAAGGGAACTTGTATAACAGTTTGGCAAGGAAGAATTTTTATAGGAAAGGACAGTCAGGTTACTTATTCAGTGGCTCTAAGACCTGAAGATTTTGTCTCTTCAGGTTCAGGATATTTTGACCTTGCTCAAAGTTTCCCTGCTTTAAAGCTAAAGGTTAAAAAGATTGTGCCTTATGTGGATAGTCTTTTGATTTATGGTGATTCAGCAATAATGGCTTTAACAGGTTCCACTATATCAAATGACCCTTCTACTTGGTATTTAACTCAGGTAACGGACACGATAGGAATTGGAAATGCAAATAACTGTGTGCCCTTTGGGAACGAAGTTTGGCTTCAGAATGAAAAAGGACTATTCAGGACTACCATTTCGGCTCAAAGCAAGTTTGATTACAAAGTGGATGTTAAGAACAAAATTCAGATTTTGAATTATCAGTCTTGCATTGCAAATATTAACAATTTACAGCACTACTTACTTCCTGCCAGAATTGAATCTCCTTTTAGAGGGGTTTCTCAGAATATTCTTGCCTTTTGTATTGATACGGGGGAGTTTTTCTTTCTGGATATAGGAAGAGATGTATATGGGCTTTATTGGAGTTATGTTGAAGGAATTGAAAACAGAATTTATGCATTGTGTAATGACGGGATTTATGCTCTTTTTGAGGGAGATGAATTGATAAGTGGGTATTTGAGGAGTAAGAAATTTGATTTTGGTAAGCCGAGCCTTGAAAAGAATTTTTGGATTGTCATGTTGCCAGTGTATTTTGGGGAGGGGGAAACAAAGTTTCAATTGAAAGTGATTACAGATAAAGGAAAAAAAATGGCAAGTCAAGTCTTATTAGACTACATAAAAATACTTTTTATCAATCAAAGAAATGAAACAATTGTTTTTACACAAGGCAATTTGAGAATAATCTTTTATTTGGACCCTCCAGATGTTTTGCGAACTTTGATTTTTCTTCTTGGTCAAAATGGGGTTTGGGGAGAATTTGTGTTACAGGAAACGTCAAACGCATCATATGAATTAACCAGTATGCACATAAGGGTTCAGCTTGGGAGGGATGTTTTCTAAATGCCTGTTGTGGTTGTGCCTAAGGCACTTGATTACATTATTCCCAGAGAAAAAGAGGAGTTTCAGAAGAAAATTTTTACTTGGATGAATTTGCATACCAATGACCATGTGGCTTTTATTTCAGCTTTAAATGCACTGAGAGAAAAACTTAATCTTCCTCTTGTTAAACCTCACAGGTTAAATCTTTATTTTGACCCTGAAAAATTATCTTCTGTTAATCAGTTCCTTTACTTTAACTCCATAGAGCACAAAGAAATTTACAGGCTAATTAATGAACTGGGAGAAAGGGCAACTCCTATTTTTTATGTTTTGCCAGTTTACAACCTTATTGAGAGAGTGGTTGATTTGAAGCCTGAAACTTTTGGAGAGATTTTCTTTCACGAAAACAGAGTGCACACTATAACGGCAAGAGCCATAAACCTGCTTTATGAGGCACTGGGGGCTTAAAGAGGGGGCTTAAAGATGGAAAGGACTCAATTAAAAAGCATTTTGGTGAACATTGATATGTGGGAAAATGAGTTTTATGAAATGAAAGTTATGGAATTTTTTCCCTATTTTTTGGTGTTTTACGATTTGAAGGTAAAGAAAAAGCCTGAAAGCTTTTGGGAGGTTAAAAAATTTTTGGAGGGGGTTTATAATTATTATAGTGGTGGCTTGAAAAAACCTATTCTTTGTGTGCGGAAAGGTAAAACTTACCTTTTAAGCAAAGAAGATAACAAAGTGATAATACAAGAAATAAAGGAGGGGGATGAAGAATGGCAGCAACTATTGCCGCTATAGGGTCTTTATTGGCAGGAATTGGAGCTGTTGCGAATGTCCTTTTTGGGCGTGCTTCTGTTTCAGTCCCCAAACTGCCTGTATTTAAAATTCCAGAAGAAGACCTAAAGCTTTTGTCTCAGCAAATTCAAGCAAATGTGGCTATTAGTGAAGAGGCAAGGAAGGCGGCAATAGAGGCTTTGCAAAATTACAATATGGGGAGACTTTCTCCTGCTTATGAAGCTTTATATAATGAATATGCAAGAGAGAGGATGCGAAGATTAATGCAGGAGCTTGCGGCAAGGGGATTTACTCCAGGGTCTACGGAATACAACCGAGCCATGGCTGAGCTTGCAACAGAGCTTGCGGCATATAGAGCTCAGCTACTCAGGCAACAGCTTGATGATGCGTTGAAGGTTGCGGGGTTATCAGAAACCACGATTAAGGAACTTTATAGTAAGTGGTCTGCTCAAAGTATGGTAACTGCAGGGCAGGCTTCTACTCTGGCCACTCAGGCACAATTACGGCTTAAAGGAGCAGAGGTTATGACTGGGGCAATTTCAGGATTAGGAGAAGCAGTGAGAAGTATAGAAAAAGGAATAGAAGGGCTTGAAAGTATTTTAAAAAGGAGAGGTGGAGTAACAGGAACCACAGGAACCACAGGAACGGCACAAACCCAGACCACTCAGGGCACTACTACAAGTGGGTTTGAAGGTTTTTCTGAAAAGGCATACTTTTGGCTCAGTGATGTGCTCCCCAAAATACCTGAAGTAAAAACTCCAGAAATGTAAAGGAGAGGATATTTATGGAAACAAAACAGGCTCAATCTCAGACAGGATTAGGAGCAACAGAAACGCAAAAGTCAAAACTTGCAGACATAATTAACCTTATAGGAGCAGAGACCTATAAAAGAATTTTTGCTCCAGTTTCGTTTGGTGGCAGTTCTTTTGTTCCTGTGACAGAGAAGCCTTTTATTTCTCTTAAACCTACCAGTATACAGGAACTGGCCTCAGCAATACAGGTATCTCCTACTCAGCATGAATCAGTTCTTAGGCAAATTTTTGAGCTTACTCAAAAATATCCTGTATCAGCTGAACAGGCAAGGAGTTTGTATGATATTTTAACTTCTCAGTATGTTGAAACGATAAAGATTAAAAAAGGCTGGGGCCCTTTTAAGAAGACAAAGAAGAAAACAATCATAATTAGACCTCATCCTGAGGTTTTAGAGAGAGAGTTACCCAGGGTAGTAATACCAGAAAGTTTGATAGCTGAGACGCAGAGGGCTCTTTCTGGAGAGGTAGAGGCACTTCTTCCTAAGCTCAGTGAAAGAATCAGAAAGGTTGATATTGAAAAATTACGATTACCTGAGATGCCTTGGTTGACTGAGTATAAAGGGGTAACGCTTGCTGAAAAGGCAAGGGAATCAGCCCAAAAGTTTAATGAGCAGATGCAGGTTTTGATTGACTGGACAAAGGAAGTTTTGAATCAGCTTAAGAGTCCTGATACGGCCAAGTCTGTAGCTCTTGCTTTGACCTCTTCTTTCATTTCCGATGTAATGGGGATGATTCATGCCTATTCAGGGGGAACGCTTGATATTAGAAGTTTTATGAATCAGCTTTATGATGTTACAGCCAAATCAAAGGAATACCTGAACAATCTTAGCCAAATGTTTAGTAATTTGCTGAGCATAAAGGTTGATTTGCTCAGTGATTTACAGAAAGCCTTGGCAAGCCTTTAAAAGGGGGAGAGGATAATGAAACTGATAGATGTTTTGAAAGAGATGGAGAGAGGACAAGGGCAGGATTGGGCAGTTTCTATGAGTTTAAGACCTGAAAATGTGCAATCTTCTTCTGTTTCTCTTTCAGAGTCCAAGGCAAGTTTGGACTTAAAAGGAATTCTTGAAGGAATAGGCAGGTTTTTATGGGGATTGACTCCTATGGGTTTTGGTCAGTGGCTTGAAAGAAAGAAAATTCCTCTTCCTCAAGAGACAAAGGAAACGGCTAAAAAGGAGCAACCAAAGAAACAGGGAAAAACGCAGGAAAGAGTTCAATCCAGTCCAAAACCAAGTTCAAAAGCAAAAAAGCCCAGTTCTGAAGTGGAGCCCCCAAAAGAAGTTTTGTCTCAGACTGAACAGATAATCCAAGATTCTAAGGCACGGGAATATTTACAGGAAGCTATTAAGAAGATACTGAAAACATACGATACTCTTGCGAAGCAAATTCCTGATGAGGAAAAAAGGCTTGAAGAAATGAGAAAAAGGGTTGTGTCTGGTTATGACAAAATCAATGTTGCCTTAAAGGAAATGCCCAAGCTGGATTTATCAGGTTTTGTATATCCCACTATTCCTGAGAAAATAGATTCTTATCAGAAGCTCAGTGCTCATGCTAAACTTTTAGTTGGGGTATTGACTCTTGCTTTTGCTGTAAAAGGGATTAAAGAGGGGATTCCTAATGCGGCGGCAAGTTTTTTCAATTCAGTGATAGAGGCTTACAGAAAAAAAGACGAAGAGGAATATCAAGAAGCCCTTGATAAATACAGGGAAGAACTTCAAAAGCTTCAGTGGAAATTTCAGAAAAAGATTGCTGAATATCAGCAGAAATTTCATGAATGGCAAATGACGAGGTATGAGCCCTTAAAGCTTGAGCTTGAAAGAGACCTTTGGGAATATCAAAATGCTCTTGCTGGGTATCAGTTAACGATTCAAGCTTTACAGCATTTAGACAATCAGTTGGTCAATTTAATAGGGAAAGAACTTCAGGCTGAGGACTTACAGAGAAAGATTCTTGAAACTTTGGCTAAAATAGAGGAAATTTACAAGGGCAAGATTCCGAGAGAACAGGCTCAGGCTAAGTATTACAGAGAACGGGCTAAAGAAGTGGGTAAAAAGAAAACAATTGAACTTCCTGAAAATCTTTTGAAAGAAATTGAAAAACAAATCAGGGAAGAGGAAGAGGAATAATGGAAAGACCAGTTACAATTTTTGACATAATTAAGCACTACCCAGAATCTGTTAAAAGAACTGCTAAAACCATTGAGGAAATTAAAAAGTCCATCAAAGAAGGATATAAGAAGGAAGGAATTTTGCCCAAGGTTTTTGCCACACTTGATTTAATGTTTTCTCCCTTTACATATCTCGGCAAAACATTTGGAGAATATCCAACCAAAAAGGCCTTTCTTGAGGCAGGAGCAAGTCCTGCACAGGCCAAAACTGCTGGGGAATTGGCCAAGTTTGCCGTAGAAGTGGCTACTCCATTTGGGCTTGAGAAGGCCTTACTTGGTGTTAGAAAGATTCCAGCTTTATTAAGAGGAGAAAGATTAACTGAAGAAATAAAGGCCAAGCGGTGGAAGGATTTTCTTGCTGAGTTAGAAGCAAAACAGGAACCGATTGAAAAGGCTCCTATTACTCAGGAACTTAAGAAGTTTGAGCAGGAGCTGAGAAAAAAGAAGCTCAGTCCTGAAGAGGCACGGAAGGAACTTCAGGCTTTTAGAGAAAAGCTCTTACAGGAAAGACTTCCTGCTGAGACCTATCAGAAGTATCAACAAATCAAGCCAGTTGTGGAGACAAAACTTAAGGGACTTGAAGAACTTTCTAAAAAGAGAAGTGAGATAATTTCTGAAGAGCTCAGAAAGGTCAGGTCAACCATTGCCTCTATTTTCAGGGACAGAACCAGAATTCTCACTTTAGACGAAGCCCACAAACTTTTAGGGTTACAGAAACAGGCAAGAGAGATTTATTTGACTACTTGGAAAAGCTTTTTAGAGGAGAATCCTGACCTTGCTAAATATCTTCTTACTCCTGAAGAAATTGAAACTATTTGGGAAGTGACGAGATATGGTGGTTTTGACTTTACCACTCAATTAAATGCTCTTGACGCTCTTCATAAGCTCATGATTGGAGAGATTCCCACGAAGTCAAGAATTGAATCCTTGAAGTATGTTATAGGGGACGAACTGGTAGAAAGGCTTCTGAATGCTTCTAAAGTATTAAAAGCAATTAAGGAAACTGGGACTGGGAAGATTTTGCGGTTCGCTTCTGAACTGGTATATTTCACGAGGGCACAGCTTGCCTCAGCTGACTTTTCAGCTTTACTCAGACAGGGATTTCCTCTTATTGGGACGAGGGCTTGGTGGAGAAATCTTTCTACATATCTGAGAGCCACTTTCAGTGAAGAGCGGTATAACGAAGTGGTGGCAAGTATAGTATCAGACCCGTTATTTCCTCTTGCTCAGAAATTCAAGCTTGGACTTACTGAAATTGGAGCAACAGAGAGAGCAGAAGAGCTATTTATGAGTAGAATTGCTGAAAAACTTCCTTGGATAAAGTTTTCTGAAAGGGGTTATGTGGCTTTTCTTAACAAGCTCAGATTTGATTACTTCAAGGACATGGTTAAGAGAGCGGTTGAGCTTGGGTATCATCCTGAAACTCATCCTGAAGTATTTGAAGCTATAGCGAAGTATGTCAATGCAGCAACAGGGAGAGGGAATCTTCCTTATGAGTGGTCAAAAGTGCTTTCAACCATTTTCTTTGCTCCAAGACTTGCCTATTCAAGGTTTGAGTATCTCCCAAGACTTCTTGCTTTGCCTCCAGAATTGAGAGTTCAGGAATGGAAAAATCTTGCCATTGCCTTTAATGCTGGGCTTGGTGCTCTTACGGCCATAAAACTTTTATATGGGGATGAGATGACTATTGAGACTAATCCATATAGTGCTGATTTTCTCAAGGCTAAAATTGGGAATGTGAGGATTGACCCGTGGGGAGGGTTCCAGCAGGAAGTTGTGTTACTGGCAAGACTTGCAAATGAACTCATGATTTCCTCTGTTACTGGGAAACCATATAAACTTGGGGACCAGTATGGAATTCCCACAAGAGGAGATATTATCGTAAGGTATTTGACTGGAAAATTTCATCCTGTAGCCAGTGCCATAGCAAATTATCTTTTTGAAAGGGGTTACACTGAAACTCTTGGGGAAAAAGGAATTGATGAAATTATTAAAAATCTTATGCCTTTTGTGATTCAGGATATTTGGGAAACCTTTGAAGAAAATTACAGGCTTGTGCCTCTTGCGGTGGTTGCAAGCACTCTGGGAATGGGAGTGCAGGTTTATGGTATTAATGACCATGTAAAGAACACGATAAAACGAATGAGAATCCCTAATGATGTAGTGAATACAGTTAATAGCGAAATGGAAAAACTTGGAGTATCTCTCAAAAGGGATTTCAGGATTGGAATTGGAGGAACTCAGGAAGGAAGAATAATTTTTGACAAATCTGAAATTAACAGGGCATATAAAGCAATTTATCTTAAGCTTGCTTATGGAGCTCTCTATCAGCTCTATAACAGCAAGGAATATCAGACCTTGCCTCTTACTGAAAGACTTAAGGCCACTACCAGAACTTTGAATAAGGTTTCAAGAACGGCAAAGCTTTACATTCTTGGAATGGATACAAAAGCACTTAACAATTACAGGAGAGCTATTTTTGGACTTGCTCACGCTACTTATTTGAAGCTTGGTTATGACGATAAAACGGCCAGAATGAAAGCTGACAGACTTACTGAAGAGGTTTTAAAGAAAATGATAGAAGAGAATAGAGCTCTTTTAACCTGGGCTCAGACAATTAACAGGGCAGTATATGGAGAAGAGGGGGTTGATGCATGGTTAAGAAAATTGGAAAAGGAAGCAGGAAAAATAACAGAGTAAAAGAAAAGGTTGAGGCTCAGGAGCAGGAACAGAAAAAAGACCAGGAACAGGTAGAATACCTTCATCCCAAGGCAGCAATTCGGAAAAAACTTGAAAGTCTTATCCTGAATCTTCTTGACGGAGCACTTGATGACAGTCTTGACTTTGCCAACCTCACAACCAAAGCGGCCGTAGCAAGAATTGCGGTTGACTACCTCAAACTTGAAGGAGGGGACGAGGAAATTCCCTCAATCTTTGCTGACCTTCACTTACCCAAAACCTCTTCCCCTAACCTGTTAGAGGAGGAAATTGAAAGCATTCAGGATGACCTGAACTCCCTTGAAGATTAAACCCAATGCTTTTATATTTGGTCTACAAGTCCATGAAACCAGAAAAAGGGTATCTCAATATACCCCCTCACTAAAAAAGCCCAATACAGACTAATTGTGTGGCTTGTTAATAAAATTTTAAAATGCAAAAAATTTTAAAACGAATTTAAATTCAAAGGAGGGAGGAGATGTTCAGATTAAAAGAGCAGGAGTCAGAAGGGATGAGGGTTGATTTTGAGAGGTTAGCTGAGGAGTATCAGGGATTTCAGGGGGTTCAGGGGTTTGAAGAGGTAGAAGAGGGGGAAGAGGAAAGGGAAAGACCAGAGAGGAACTCTGAACAGGGGAGAGTTTTTCTTATAGACCCAGTAACTTCTTTAAAGATTAAGATTGCTTACCTTCTTGAAAGGGCAGTTAGGCCCTTTTTAGTAGCTCTTACGACCTTTCTTGAAGTGATTTTCAATTATGTAGTTTTTGCTGTCAATGCCTTTTTCTTTTATCAGTTTGCCAGAAACGACCTCCTCTCTTTTACTTCCTGTGTTACCTTTTTTCTATTGAGCATGGGTTTTATAAAACTCTTAAGAGACTTGCAGAAGCATAAGTGAGGTAGACAAAGAAAAATGAAGCTTAAAAGTTTTGTTCCAGAGTTTAAAGGAATTTATGCCAGAAAAAAGCTTGAGATTTACGAAAGGCTTAAGGACAATCCTCTTGCCAGGAAATTTTTTGATTGGTGTGAAAATATTGAGATTGTGACAAAGGATTATGGGAAAATCAGGTTCAGTCCGAATATTTGGACACTGCTTCAGTGGAAGTTGGTGGAAGCTTTTTTCAATCCTGATGTTGAGTCAATTCTCGTTACGAAGGCTCGGCAGTTAGGGGGAACGACCATTTGTGTTCTTCTTGACTTATTCAGTGCTTTTGCCTTTCCAAACTTCAAGGGAATCATAGTGGGGGCTGATTACGAACAGATTTTGATTCCCATTTCACTCGTAAGAGAAATATACAGAAATCTACCACCAGGGCTTAAGGTAAGGAAAATTGAGGATAACAGGTCAAGAATATGTTTTGCTAATGGAAATTCCATAAACTACTTTTATCCAGCAAAGAGGTCAACCAAGATAGGAACCATGGGGAGAGGGATTGCGTGTAACTATGCACATTTTACTGAAGTTGCTTTTATGGCGAATGAAAGAGACATCGAGGTTATTGAGGCCTCACTTTCCACTCATTATCCCTACAGGAAGTTCATATATGAGACCACTCCAAACGGCTACAATTTCTGGTATGAACGTTGGATGGCCAATAAAGATGTTCCAAGTTCAAGATGCATTTTTGTGGGCTGGTGGGGGAGAGAAGATTACAGGCTTACGAAACCTGAGGAAATCAGGTATTACATGAAGAGAAAAGTCTTTGAATGGGAAGAAGAGAAGATTAAAGAGGTTAAAGAGAAGTATGGGATAACGCTTACTGATGCTCAGATTGCGTGGTGGAGGAAACAGGCCATTGTAAAGTTTAAAAAGGATGAGGCTTCAGTGCTTTCTGAGTTTCCCTGGACTGAAGATGACGCTTTTTCCAGTTCAGGGAAGGAAATGTTTATTCAGAATGAGAGTTACGATTTTCTTTTTAAGCATAAGAGTGCTCCAAGAACTACCTATCACATTTTCTGGGGAACGAACTGGTTTAACATGGAGCTTAAGCAGACTTCAGGTGGGGCTTTAAAAATCTGGAAGAGTTGGGAAGAGAGAAATCCTTATGCCAGATACATTGTGGGGGTTGACCCTGCTTTTTCCACAGACCCTGAGTCCTGCAATTCTGCCATTCAGGTTATTGAATGCTATGCTGACAGAGTTGAACAGGTTGCTGAATTTGCCATGGCTACCATTGACTTACAGAGATTAGCTCTTCTTACGCTCTGGCTTGCCATAAAATACGATGCCATCATCAATTACGAAGTTCAGGGTGGTGGGCAAGCCTTCATGCCTTTTCTCCAGAATGTTTATTACCTTGCCAAGTCAATTGAAAGTGATAGTCCTATGTGGGAGGAAATTAAAAAAGGAGTTTTAAGGGAATACATTTACAGAAGAAGGGATTCTCTTGGAACTCAGGGAGCTAAAGGGGTAGTAATGACTTACGACCTCAAGAGAAGGGCCTTTGCCACTCTCCAAAGTCTCGTTGATAATGAACAAATCATTATCAGGAGTGCTTATTTACTTCAGGAGCTTCAAAACATCGTATTTGAGGCTGGAGAATTTTTTACGAGAAGCCGTTCAGTGAAAACAGACCGTCTTATGGCTTTGCTTATAGCACTCATTGCTTATCAGGATGTTCAGTATGCCCTCATGCCCTACGCAAAAGCCATGGAAAGATTTGAGGCATGGAAAAAAGATAGAGAAAAAGAAGAGAAAGAAAGAATACAGGCCAACTTTAACGAATACCTGAAGGCAAAATGGATATTACCAGTCTTAAAAGGAAGGGTTCAGTAAGCGGTTCAGAGAGGAAAGATTCTTTAGAGCTCAGGGCTAAGTTGGGGCTGAGAAGTCAGAAGTCTCAGGGTGCTGGCAGATTGACAAAGGAGTTCATTGAAAAACTAATCAAAGACCCTACCAAACTGCTCTTCCGAGTTATTTACGAATCTGATAAGTCTCTTGACAAGTCCGTTCTGAGGAAATACATACCTTCCTGGAAGGGAGACTTACAGAGAACCGCTCTTGAAGCTGACAGATTCTTTAACACTTATGAAGAAAAGCTCAGACACTTTTTAGAGAGCCAGGAATGGATTCCATACTTCTTTGAAGTGAGTCCAGTCTTCAGGTTTTTCTGTTTCCTTGGGCTTCCGCTTGAAGATTTACTTGAGACCTGGTTGTGGTATAATACCCTGAGTCAAGAAGAGCGAAAATTTTTCCTTGTGAGGTTGCTTTACGAAATATGGCGAAATCTCAGAAAGGAAGAGGAGTTAATTCCTTATCTGGCGAAGAATTACGAAAACTTGAGGAAAAGGCAAAAATAGCGGTTCAATTGATATATGCCATGACGCTGGAGGGGTATATATGGAGATTTGTCCTGAAGTTGAGCCCAGAGCACTTGATGAAGATTCAAAGGCTCAGATTCCCCAGAGCGAACGCATTTTACGAAAAGTTGAAGAAATTATTCCCAAACTATTCCGAGAATATTACGGCGTTACAGAAACTTATAAACCAGGCTGGGTATCGGAGCGTAGAATTGCACAGATTGTTAAAGAGGCCTTAAATTCTGAGTTCTTTAAGGTTTATGCATGGGACAATTTTGATAAGCTGGACAAGTTCTGGGATGAAGTTTACGTTTTTGTGAGGCCTCTCTACAGATTCACAGAAAAACCTGAAAAAGGAACTCCAAGAGTTATCGTTTTTACTGGAAGGGAGTTCTTAAAGCTCAGGTATCCTGAGGGCGGGTCTTCAATGAAAGGCAAGAAGCTCTTTAAGAACTATTTCTGTGGAAAGCCCTGAAAAAATAAAGAAAGGCCCTTGAGGGTAACTCCCTCAAGGGCCTGTGTTCCCGTGTTAAGACTTTGGCGAAAAGTTACGATTTTTTGCCTTTCTTTCTGGAAGCTATGTTTTCTGGAGTAAAGCACTGAAGCCTCATCTGAATATCTCCTCCACAGGCTCTACAGATTATGCCTTCTTTCCAAAGCTTTTTGTCAAGATAAATCTCCTTGTAGCGATTTTGTATAGCATCTTCAATAAGGCTCAATATTTTTGACTCACTGAATTTTTTAGGAAAAGCGGTATTTTGAAGGACCCAGTAATCCCCCTCTTTCTTGTAAACATATTCCCTTACGTCACTTGATTTCTTTGACTTGAGAGGACAGAACATAAAGTAATCCCTGATAATCACTTCATTGAAGTTTTTGAGATTTTGGGAAAGTTCTTCAAAAGTAAAGTGAAGATTTCTGAGCATGGCTTCCCCTCCTTTGCACTGGGATTAACCCAAGCTCTGAGGTTTGGACTCAGAGCTTGGGATAAAGGGTTATCAAGGTTTTAATCGTCTATAGCTATCTTCGTCCTTGTTTCCCCTAAACTGTTTTGATACCTATATTGATAAAACTTTCTGCTTTTTATCAACCCATCTCTAAATTTGATGGTTACGATTAATCCCCTTTCCCCATAATCACCAGGTCCTTGGTAACAAAACCAAGGCTCATAATCAACGTCTACAATTTTTGCATTAATTTTTTGTAAATACTCCTCAAGTTCTTGCCAATCATTAAAAATCTTCTTGTTTTTTCTTACTTGATTAAATTCTTTCCAAAATTCTTTTAGTAGTTCCTTCATGTCCTTCATGGCTCAACCCCCCTTGTTTTGGTTTTCCCTTACCTTTGAGAATCGGACTCAAAGGCAAGGTTTGATTACAAATATAATGCCTTTTTTAAATTTGTCAAGAGGTATTTTTAAAAAAATCAAAAAATCTCCAAAGCAAGATTTTTAAGCCTTTCAAGCTCCCCTATTTAGCCTTACTCTTGCCCCTTGCCCCTATTCTTAACTTTCCCCCTTCCCTTTACTCTTACCCTTACCTCTTCCCCTTACCCTCACCCCTTGACTCTTTAACACTTAATCTTTTAACCCTCTAACCTCATCTTACCTCCTTGCCTCTGCCTTACTCTCTACCTTAACCCTTTGCCTTATCCTTATCCCTTGCCTTTAAAAAAAAACAAAAACCTGACAAGAAAAACCTGAAAATCATGAAAAGAAAAAACTTGAAAAAAGCCTGAAAAAAGATTGAAAAGAAATTTGAAAAATTGAAATTGAAAAATTGAAAAGGACTTGATAAGAAAATTGACTGAGGCCGCAAGTCCCTTGCATCGCCGAGCCAAGCCCTTGCCTTTTCTTTTGCCTTGTGCCAAGTTTTTGCTTTTTCTTGCCACGGCTTAGGCAAAAAGCGGCCTTCAAGTGTAACAACCGCCAAGTTAGGCCAAATCTTGCTTTGCCCAATTTTACATAATGCATCTTATCGGAAGGGCCCGCTTGCTGGATGTGCCGTGCATTATACGGCTAACCGACGGTGAGTTCATGTGGAATCAACGCTTGATAGGGCCCTGCGTTGCGTGGCTCGGCCCCCTACCTCAGCCCCACGGGAGGTGTGTTTGTCAAGGTAGCGGTTGGTGTTGTTGGGTGTAAGTGGAAGTGACGGAGAGGGGGAGAGGAGGAGAGGGGGTAAAAGGGAGAGGAGGAGAGGGGGAGAGGGGATTTGGTATGTTTTTTGCTAATGAAAGGCAATGTGAATTGGTGGCTAATTTGATGTAAGTGATTGATTTAATGTGAAAAAATGTGGTGTTTTTGTATTTGGTTGTAGGGAGTTTTTTGTGTTGGGGGGAAGGATTTGATATGGGTTTATTGAGTTTTGATTGATGTAGGGCAAATATGAAAGCGATAGAGGGGTGAAATGGGATGAGGTTAAGGGAAGAGGTTAAGATTGAGTGGTGAGGTTGGGTGGTGAGGTTGGGTAATGAGGTTGAGTGGTGGGGTTAAGTGGGGAGATTGAGTGGTAGGTGGAGGTGGTGAGGTATAAGGTGGTGAGGGGAGGAGGGTGGCGAGGTGGTGGTTATAAACACAAGTGGCATATAATGTTAATGT